GACGATGACGCACAGCTTGAGAAGATTTGGAAGTCTGAATACACTCTCAAGGAGTTCCTGGATCCCAAGAACTATAAGACTTATGATGACCTGAAGAAGCGTCTTGATGAGGTGCTTGGTAGTTCAGCTACCGCTGTCAATGATCAGATCACCGATTCAGTGACTCAGAAGCCTTCGTTTGAGGCATCAAAGCCCCGCAAGTCTGTTGAAGATACTGCGCCGTTTGATACAGACGATGAAGACTTGGACTATTTCAAGTCCCTTGCTGATCAATAAATACGAGAGGGAGAGTTTCGGCTCTCCCTTTTTTATGCTAATGAACCTGGTGTTGCTCTGTTGAAATGATAACCTTCAGGCATAAACTTAGACCTACGAAATGCTCTGACTTGAGTGCCAGCTGAATATGAAGTGTCTATCATTGAAGACTCACGCCACTGCTGATCATCATTCATTACCTGATTCTTTTGTTCTACAGGTTTTTCTTGCTGCTGAGGTTCAGGTTGTTCGGTAGGTGCAGGTGTAGTATTTCTCTCAACAATATCATCTGCTATTCTTGTCTTGTTAGATACAACTCTTAAGCCTGTTCCATCTGCTCGTATACCACCGTTCAATTCACCTTCGTTGATTTTAGCTAAAGTATCACCTCGTGCGTTTACAACAGACAGATTGTCTTTTTCTGGTATGAAACCACCGAGAGCCATTTCTGGTGCTTCTTCTTCCATTGCCGCTGTTGCAATAGATGCATCTTTTTTCATTTCTTCTGCTATCTGTTTAATTTCTTCAACATTTTCTCTGACTGCTTTTGCCATCACAGAACCTTCTGGTGTTTTCTTAGGATCCATGAAAGGACGACCATCATCATTCTGTATTTCACCGTGACCGTAAACACTGTTCAAAGCATCTTCTGACATTTTGCCCGTAGCTATCAGTTCAGCAAGATATTTTCTTGTTGCATCTTGTTTCGCAGCAGAATCAGAACCTATCGTAACAATACCAAGAGCATTTGTATTGTTCAACTCTGTGCCTATTTCCTTTGATCTTGGTGTATCCGGATCAGAAGTTTTTCGTATTTGATTTGGACGAACATTTTCAGGTCTAATTTGATGAACTTCAGCTTGTTCTGTGTAAAGGCTTTTTTGACTTTTTGGTAATTTTTTCCATTCTTGTTCAGTTATTTTATTACCGGATTCGTCTTGATATGTAGAAACAATTGCTGTATTATAACCAAATGTAGGCGCTCTAGGATCTTCACCCTTTTGTAACTTTTCTAGAGTTAATGATGTTTTGTGAAATACGACTCCAGCAAGTTCTTCTTTACCTGCCATAGCTTCTTCGCCGCCTGGCAAATTAGGATTAAGAGTGTTAGGAATAATCATAGAGTTAATACTGCTTGATGCTGTTTGTTCAGTTTCTTCTTGTACTATTTGAGGACCTTCAAGTTTTCTTTCACCTATATTAGGTTGATTTAAAAGACCTGAATTAAATCCTCCCGCAACGGCAATTCGACGTTGAATTTCTTGCTGTTCTTTTGATAATCTAAAACCCTCTAAAAGTTTCAAATCATCTAATGTTACAGGTCTATTTCCTATACCGAGAAAATCATTTTCTGCGTCTGCGACATAGTTTGGATTAGTAAATCCTTTGCCAAACTGATATGATTGCATATTTTCAGGAGTTACACCATTATGCTTACCTATTCTAAAATCCATCCAATCTGCTGCACCATATTTGCCTGATTCTAAACCAGAAAAGGCGCCGCCCCATACAAACTCATCATCCAATTCAGGATAAAGTCTTTGTTGAACTTCCCTCATTTTTTCTGCCCATAAAGCATATATGTTAGCAGATTGTGGAGTTTGATATGATGCAATAGGCACACCAGCTTCATCAAATAACTGAGTATCAACTGCTAATCCTTTTGCATGTGCGCCATCATTTCTTTTACCAGAAAACAATCTCACTCTCAAAGGAAATTCTTCAGCAGCAATTTTAGCAATTTCAGCAAGTCTAGGATCTACTCCTTTCATATTTCCTGTTATCTTAAACTGCTCAGAGGAATCTTCATATGAAACTTTTGTGCCACTTGACGATGTTGGCGATTCTAATTCATATGTTTCTTTGACAAGAGCATTAGCGAACTGCTGTTGTTCTTGCGCTTTCAGTCTTCTACGAATTTCTTCAGGACTTTCATCTGTTGTTCCTGTAGTTGGTGGCTGATAAGCTTGATGAGTCTTATCTACACTTTCCCAGTGTTTAGCTAGTTGCTCTGGATGTCTTAAAGGTTCAAAGTACGCGGCGCCGCCCCTATATCCACCATATGTGCCAGCTCCGTTTCCTCTACCTGCAATCGCTCCAGATTTAGGAATAAATTTTTCCCATTGTTTAGCCATTGCTTCAATTTGCACATTAGGATCATAAACATTTCCAGAAACTCCATAACGTTTAAGATCATCCTCTCTAAACTGATACATACCACCTCTGTAACCATTTCCTGGTTTAACATGCAGAGATGATTCTTGTTTACCTAGTGCAAGAGCGAGTCTAGCCCATTCTTGAGGACTACCTGTTTTAACACCAAATGCTTCACCATCTGATGGCACAAAACCATTCAACGTTGAATTTGAAAATCTTTGCACTAAAGCAGCGTATAATTGATCTTGATTAACAAATCCTTTTTTATTAGGTACCAGTCTGTCTACAGGACCTGAAGTTCTGGCTAATTTTTTCAAGTCTTCATCACTCATGGTATCATATTTTGATTCCATTCTTTTAATCAGAGTCTTACCTTCTTCTGTTTCGGTTCTTTGTAGTCCTGCATTTTTCAATTCATCGTCAGAAAGCTTCTGAAGATATTTGACTCTTTTATCATTAGCCAATATACCTGTGCCAATAGAAGAATATATGTTATCAACATCAATACCTCTTTTTAGCAAATTCTTTTTCATCTCTTCTAATGTGGGTTGAGGAGTACCGGCAGGTCGTGCTGTAGAAGATGTTTCAGCTTCACCTGTATATCCTGGTCTAGCGGTGCCTTGATATCCACCTCGTGTTTGATTCCATGACATACCACCGCCAGCCAGTTTCGCTTCAATGTTCTTTGTCACAAAGTTGGAAACATCTGGTATTGCGTCTCTGTAATAGCTAGGAAAAGCCTTTGCGACTTCAATAGGCGTCAATGAGTTCAGGATCATCTGAATGAAACTGCTATCTGTCTTTGCTGCGGTAACTCTGTCTCTCACAGGTATACGGAGCAAATCAGACATTTTGAGTGTGTTTTGTTCGCCAGTTCTAGCTAAAGGATTTACTGCCATTTCTATCTTCTCTTAATAACTCTTGCTTTGTTTGCTGCTTCTTGGTCGCGTCTTTCTTCTTCTTTTCTCTTCAAATGTTCAGACAACAAGTCAATGTATATGAACTTTTCCCAAGGCATCATATTTTCAAGTTCAGCTAGTGAGTATTTGTGAAACTGAACCATAGAGAACATAGTCTTATAGAAGTTTCGGATGTCATCATAGCTGAACATTACTGAAAAAAACTTACGAAATCATTATACCTCACTGAATGTGTCTTGCCACATTTTGTGCAATTGCCACTACCGATAACTTCAAAGTATGGAAAGTTCTTTGTGAACTCTTCAAGCTTCATAAACTGTTCGTTTGTCAGACTTTCAACAAGACTTGCCATCTCATCTGGTGTCATATCTTTGCTGGTATAATACTGCCCTTTTGTAAAGACACGCTCAATACATGCAGCTACGATCTTGATTGTCTTTTCTATGCTTGTGTCTTTCTCGGTTATAGACTTGATGACAGAGTATGACGGATATTTCATTCGGAAAATCAGATCATCATTGAACGCTATATCCATTTCTATGCTATCGTCTTTGACAACAGCAATATTGGAAATGTCTAAGTCTACCTTGAACTTGCCACCACATTCAATTCCGTCAGTCTTAGTCAGACACACATATCCAACGCTGATCTTTTCTCCGACAGATTTTGCTCTGAGAGCGATGAACAGATAATCCACATCAAAGAATGGCAGAGTATCAATGTTCACATCTTTGGAAATCAAGCAATTATTGATGACTTGCTTTGTCGTTTTGATTATTTCCTGTGCATCATCTGTACTGACAGCCATCAATAGCAGCTTCTCTTCTTTTACCAGAAACGGTCTGACTTTAACTTCTTTTCCGTTTGAGGGTAGTTTCAAATCATATGTTGGTACATCAATTGTAGGTATCATAAAATATCCTCTGATAATTATCTAATAAAACTGATAGGTGTTCTCTTACCGCCTTGAGCAGTGCTGACAATATTTTGCTTGCCGTCAACAAAAGTATTGCCTGATGCTGCTGGTTCTTTATCACGACCAACTCTCAGCCACTTGAAGTATGTGAATGTCACTGCAAGTCTCTGATACTGATCGTCAGCCCATGTCATTGGCTGCGGATTGACATTGACTGGATATGCTTTTCTCAGTGTAATACGATATGTTTCTTTTGCATTACCGGTACCACCGGTTTGAGGAAGACCTTGATTAGGATCAGTATCATATTCTCCTTCATACTCTGTTATCTGTCTTATCTGAATGTCAGTTGCATATTCATCTCTGAACTTGAAATCAAAGCTGTTTGTCGGATTGATATATTCCATCCAATCATCAAAGAATTTTCTCTCGCGCGATTCGGAACGACACAAAAAAGTCATTGTAGTGTCTTCATATTGTGTCTGATATGGCAACTTATGACTTGGACCATAGTATCTTGCGTCTACAGACATAAAAGCACGACCAGGCATTTCAGCAGCTTCGCATAGATATACAAGTTCACTTCCCATCGTAGCCCAATTGTCTAATAGCCCAATCGGAATATTGATAAAAACAGCAAATCTAGCAGACTTGGCCAGACCGCCGTAATCACCCATATTAGATAATGCAGCAGGCATACCCAGATTGGTTAATTTATTGGATAAATCCATTTTCTTATGTCTTTCTAATGAATAGTTCTAGTGATAGTTGGGAAGCTTTGTCCCATTCTGTAGCTGGTATTTCAATAAATTTGGAACGAACATGCCCATACAAGTATCGTTTTACTGTAGGTCCTATGATAGACTTGACGTTTCTGGTAGAACTCAACAAATCATATGATATTTGCAATCTGGTTCTAGCAGTATAGTTTCTTGCGGTAGCATACTCTTGCAATCTGTTCAGCAAATTCATTCTTTGATCAGGATCAAGATAGTGAATATTAAGACCGAGAAAACCGTCATTGTATTGTTCTATAGGAAATACCATCGGATAAACATCATAGACAGGAAGCTTGTCTTTCGTCTTGGGATCATACTTGAAAAAGAACATACGCCCAATAGTCGTGGTACCACGCTGTTGCCCTTCCATCTGCATCATACGATTACGCATGGAAGAAGCAGATCGTGCTTTTTCTGTCATCCAGTCAAATAGTTCTTTTGGTGTGTATCTTTTTATAGCCATATGATTATTTATGCGAATTTACTTGACAAGTGCTTGACATAGCTGTATTATGGCTATGCCAGCGATGATAAGCACTACTGTTATATACCTAATTCATCTTCAGTGATTAGACGAAACGACCAACCTCTATCAAGACAGTATTCAGTGGCTGACTTCCACTTAGCTTGATTCCTACCCCAAGTCATTACCTCAGTGATATACTGCTTAGTTATACGCTTTTTCTTCTTAGGTTCCCTTGTCTCTTTCTTAGGTTTGACTTCCCATAGCATGGTTTGAATACTTCCATCTTTCATTCTTGCTTTGACAAGAAAGTCTGGAAAATATCTGTGACGCTTATTATCTGTTGGGCATATGTAAGGTATAGCAATTTCTTCACTGCTCCATTCTAAAACAGCGGTATTATCATCTAAATATTTCATAACTCTGAGTTCCCACAACGAACGATAAATGATGTTCGTGGGATCACCTTTGTATTTTTGGTAGTTTTTGGGTGAGAATTTGCCTTTGTATGCCATATAAATATATAGAAAACAATTACAGGAACTAAAAATGGCTTTACCGATTTTTCCTCTAGTTTTAGGAGGTGCTGCATTAGCAAGATACTTTGAAGAAGATATTTTTCGTGGTCTTACTGATGCTAGTGGTGATCTTGAACAAACGAGATATGACTTCAATTACAGAGTTTTTCCAAGTGATTTAGGCGAAGAAGATAACGATCATTATATGATTATCAATATTAATATTCCATATAGCGGTTTGTCTGGCGGTCCATTAGGTTCAACTGCAATTGTTGAGGCTCTTACTACAGGTACAGAAACTGGCGACTTTTCAAAAGTTGATTTGTTGAGATTTGGTAATGATCCGTCACTCGGTGGATTCTTAGGTGATCTTTTATCAGGTGATAAGACAGCTCTTTACAGAGGAACAAAAAGAATAGCTGAGTCTATTGCTCTCCATATGCCTAACGGCGGTCTTGTTTACACGGAAGACAATAAATATGAAGAGGTATCTATGACTGCAATGGCAGGTTCTTTTATTTCTGGTGTAGCAGGTGTAATAGATAGCGCGTTAGGAACTAATGGTGCGCTAACAAAAGTTGTTGATGGTATAGGTAGCGCAGTCACTACTGGCGCTAAACTGGCTGGTTATCCTATCAATCCGCAGGTTGAGGTTCTCTTTGCGACAAGACCTATGAGAGAATGGATGTTTGAAGTTTTACTTGCACCAAGAAATGAAAAAGAGAGCGAAACTGTGCGTGAAATCATCAGAACAATGAGACTGTATTCAGCACCAGAGTTGACTGGTGCAGGTTTCTTTCTTATTCCTCCAGCGGAATTTGACATTACATTCTATCGTGCAGGCAAAGAAAATGAATACCTGCCACGCATCAATACATGCGTTCTGAAGAGATTTGAAGTAGACTATGCACCAGCAGAAGGCAAATACAGCACATTTAGCACAGGTGCGCCAGTCGTTGTTCGTATGAGTATGAATTTCCAAGAAGTAGAGATGCTCCACAAGAAGAGAGTTGCACAAGGATTCTAATGGCCAGCTTTTTAGACAAATTTCCACTAATTCGCTATACAGTTGACAAGAAACTGCTGAGTGAGTATGATTCAGCAAGAAATCTGTTATTCCGTGTTCGTGTCATCAAAGAAATTATGAATGGCAATTTGGACACTTACTATAAGTACATCATAAAAGACGAAGAAACACCAGATGATCTTGCTGACAAAGTATATGGAAGATCAGATGCACACTGGATAATACTATATGCAAACGATATATACGATCCACAGTATGATTGGCCGATGAGCAATCGTGTATTTGACAAGTATATTGAAAAGAAATACGGATCAATTGAGTTTGCAAAGACAAATTATCATCATTACGAAAAAGTAATTACCAGAGAAAATCCTTTTGCTCAGAAGACTTCAGTAACAACATTTGAAGTCAATGAAGAAATATTGACTGATGGTGTTTTGACGCTGACGAATTATTCAACAGACTATGTACCTGGAGAGATTGTCTATGCTGGAGTGTCAAATGAATCTAATACCTTTTTCGGTGATGTAATTTCATGGAACAATGCAAACGGCCAGATATTCATAGCAAACAGTTTTGGTCAAGTAAGTCCATTTCAGTCTCTTACTGGACTGACATCAAACGCAAATAGCACGATTCTTAGAATTGATTCACCATCTGTGCCTATGGATGCGTACAATACACTGACAGATACGACTGACTTTTCAACATATGTAGTTGCAGGTAAAACAGTATTTGAGACAATATCACGCAATCGAATTACCTATTATGACTATGAACAGCAATTGAACGAAAACAGAAGACTTATCAAGATTATTCATCCAAGATACTATCAGCAGATTATCAACGAACTCGAATTGCTTGTAAATACACCACCAAATTATTTTAGAAGACCCTGATAATTATGCCGACACCAAGAGAAGTAGGAAATAATACTGAAATAAACATTCGTGATGCGATGACTTCATTTGAAGTCAATTTTATCAGTGGTACAAATGATGCTTTGTTTGCTGATTTGAGCGCCAAAGAAATTACCATGACTGAAAGTTTATTGACGCCGGGATTACAGACTAGTATCACATTACATAGCTTTATGCATAATCCAACCATAAAAGTTCTTGATAATTTCAAATCAGCAGAGGTGGCAATTACAGTGACTAAACCTGTATTGCCTTACTTTGGCTATACTGAAGGCTTGAAGACAGGGTGTCGTATATACAGACTCAGTGATAGAAAGTTTATCAATAATAATGTTGAGCAGTTTACTCTTCATGGATGCGATGATAGTCTATTGAATGATGCAAGAAATCTGGTATCAAAATCATGGAAATGTGTATCGCCAACAGCTATTGTTGCTGAGGTATTACAGTCTTGCACAGGTGCAAAATACTTGGATCTCGAATCATCTACTCCTGCAAGAGACTATATTGCAGAAAATATTCATCCGTTTCAGGTAGTAAGTCAACAAGCTGATGTTGCTCTTGCTGCAAGTAACGATCCGTCGTTTGTCCACTATATGACATACAGAAACAGCTATGAATCGGGTTCTGTTGACCCAAACAACATTCACCATTTTCGCTCACTGAACAGTTTGACTGCTGGTAATAATGTCGTGGCTAATTTCTTCTTTCAAGAAACAGGTATTAATGCTGGTTATGGCCATCCTGAGTCTATTATTACACATTCATTTCCGTGCGATTTTGACTATCTGTCTGACATTCTCAATGGTATTGATCTTGATAAAAAAGAAATATCTTCTTTGGTAGTTGTCAATACGATGCTAAAAATGCAAAGTCTTCTAGGTAATAAAGCAAAAGACTGTGGTATAGGTGGTGGCCAATATATGGCTGCTTTCAGTAATATTAATTCTGCTGGTGAACAAGACTCATGTAATACAGATGTTGAGCATCATTTGCTGACAAGACAAGCACGAATGAGTCTGTTGGAATCAGACAAGATTGCATTGAGACTGACAGTACCATGGAATCCTGACTTACACGCAGGCAAGATGATTGGTTTTTATCCAGTCAATAAAGGCACCGGTAGATTTGATAACTATGGGCGTGGATTGTATCTCATACATAGTATGACGCATACACTCAAGACTGGTGGTTATGGTATTACAACAATGGACTGTGTATCACAGAGCGTAGGTGGAGGTATTCAATAATGGTTGCTTATCCAAACGAAAATAAGATTGTTTATGGTATTGTAGTGGGCGGTAACGACAGTGATCCTGATCCTACAATGTCTGGCGGTGTTCGCGTTTATTGTCCAACTGAATATGGTCCAAATGTAGATATCAAACATCTTCCTTTTGCGAGAACACTTGCACAGGGCAATCAAAACGGAATGACAACTGCCAATCCACCACCTGAGCATGGTTCTGCTGTAATGTGTATGAAGATGGCTGGTCATAGCAGCACAGGACATCTTCATGTTTTAGGTTGCATACCAAATGATATCAACAGAGACTCGACTGTACCAGGCAATAGTGCAGCTTTATGGCCAGCTATAGCAAAAGCTATATCAGACATTGCTAAAATTCGTATTCCACCAAATGCAGGTTCTGGTCCAGCTGGTTCAAAGCCACCAAAAGAAAAAGGCGAATACTGGAAGCATGAACTCGCAAAAGGTATACCATCTACTGCGACTCTCTGGTCCATGTCAGGAATGTTTTTGCCTCAAGAAAAGAACATATCAACTGCTGTACAAGCTTTTACAAGTGTTTTGACAGGTGATATGCTAGGTAAACTGCCTGGATTGAATATGACGATTGGTTCTTTGTTTGATAACATGCCCTCAGCATTAAAAGACGCGCTGTTCAAAGAACTGCCACCAGAAATTGGTTTGGCCATGAACTCAATGTCTAAACTTCTACAATCTGTTGAGATAAACGAAGCTGGCGGTTTCAATACAGCAGCAAAGATCAATCCAGATGTTTTCTTTAAGAACGCAGTGGATGTTCTATCAAATGTTCGTGATATATATGGAATGGTAAGTGTTTTTCAGCGCCTACAATACGACACATCTTTGTACGGTCTTGAAAGTTTGCCGCCTGTAGATTTAGTCATGTCAGGCGGTCCGTTTGGCGATATACCAATGCAGCTAGACGCTCTAGGAAACTTGACAAGTCTGGTACCAGAACCAGCACAAAAGCTGATTGAAGCTTTTAGTTCGCTCATGACAAATACATCAGGAGGGTTCCCAGGTGTATTTCCTAATGCAAATATGTTTGGTGGTTCAGCCGCTGTGATGAATGAGATGTTCAATCGTCTTAAGCCAGAAGAATATAAAAAAGCTGTTGAACAAGCGCAAAAAGCCATAGCACCTGGAACAAAAGAAAGAACAAATTTGAACAAAATTGTTGGTGCTGCTATGACAGGCTTAAACATTTTTGATGCTCTAACCTAAAAATACACTAATATAATTTATGTAATGAGGATATATCATGCCACCGTCAGACTACAAGAAAGATCAGAAAAAAACAGTCGATAAATGGGATACACCACCCGATCAAAGAGCAGTTGAAGGAGCTGGAACATATCCAAATCAAACAGTATTCAAGTCAAGAGGAGGTTCTGGTTGGTCTGTAGACGATAGTGAGGGTGCTGAGTCAATGACATTGTTTCATCGGTCAGGCACAAGATTACAGTTTGGCACAGATGGACACTTTTCTATCACAGCACACAACGGGCAGTATACCGTTGTTTTTGGAGAAAACCGTATGCTCGTTACAGGCGCACAGGATGTGACTGTTCAAGGTGGAGGTTCTCTCAGAGTGGAAGGCGACTATAATATGACTGTAATGGGTAATCACAATACCACTGTAAATGGTGATATGAATCTTACAGCAAAGAATTTTAATGCTGAAGTTCGCGGAGACATGGATCTTTCAGCAAAGAGTCTGACAATGAAGATGGAAGGTTCCGCTGAAATTTCATCACACGGTATTACATCTATCGCAGGTGATGGTGGATTATCTCTTACATCAACGCAACAGAGTGTAGCAATCGGTGCATCTAAAGATGTTGCAATCAACTCAAAGGGTGGTAAAACCATGATTGAGGCTGGTACAAGTTTAGATATGCGTTCAGAAGATGCTATGGCAATTGAATCGAGAAATGGTGAAATGGCTATAAAATCTGCTGACCTTCTAGCATTGTCAACAGCATCTGATCTTACATTGAAAAGTAGTGCTACTGTTGGCATAGACGGTGGTCCTAAAATTCGTATGAATGAAGGTTTAGCAAAACAAGCAACAGGTGCAAGAAAAGCTATTGCTATACTACCTAAACCAACTAATCCAAATAGAGAATCATAAATAAACATATGGTAGACATTATCTCAAGAAAACCCGATTATTCAGACCTTGATCTGGATTTTTTGCCACATCCTACAACAAAAGATGTGATGAAAAAGACAGGTGTAGAAGCAATCAAACGATCTGTTCGCAATCTTCTATTGACAAACTTCTATGATAGACCTTTTAGACCAGGCATAGGTTCAAATGCACTAAAGCTTCTCTTTGATAATGTCACACCAATTACAGCTAATTTCTTGAACAATGCTATAAGAGAAACACTTGTAAATTTTGAACCAAGAATAAACATTCAGCAATTGGAAGTAAACTTTGATCCAGACAATAATGGTTTCAATGTTAAGCTATACTTTGTAATTGTCAACAGAAATGAACCAGTAATAGTCAACCTGTTTTTAGAGCGTATTAGATGAGCAATACACCGACAACTTCACTTAGAATAGCAGAACTTGATTTTGCTACAATCAAAGAAAATCTAAAAAACTATCTGAGAAGTCAAAGCGAGTTTCAAGACTTTGATTTTGAAGGCTCTGGTATGTCTGTACTGCTTGATATTCTTGCTTACAATACCCACTACATGGGCTATTATCTAAACATGGTAGGTAATGAAGCATTTCTTGATACCGCTCAACTTAGACAGTCTGTAATTTCTCTTGCAAAACTCATAAACTATGTTCCAGGCAGCAAGCGTGGAGCAGGTACAAAAGTTAACATTTTAGTTACACCTGCTCCTGAATCAGAAGACACAACATCACAAATTCTAACACTTGACAAGTATACACGACTCTTAGGTGCTGATATAGATGGTATCAATTATCCATTTGTAACTTTGAATGCCAATACAGTGCCAAAAGTCAATGGTTCTTTCTATTTCTCAAATGTAAACATTGTGCAAGGTGAAGTCATTACTCGTCAGTTTGAGATGACAGAACAGAATACCAGCCGCAGATTTCTTATACCGTCAGCTAATGTTGACATAAACAATCTTACAGTTACAGTGCAAGAATCAAGAACAAACACATACACTATACCATATTCAAGTTACAATGATATCACTGAAATAACTAGCAATACCGCAGCATATTTTGTTGAAGAAGATGGAATATCAAACTATGTTATCTATTTTGGTGATGGAATTATCGGTAAGAAACCAAAAAATGGTTCTGTAATCAATATAACATACATTGACACTGTTGGTGGAGCTGCAAACTCAATCAATAATTTTTCCTTTACAGACAGTGTTGGTGATAAATATAGCAGCAATGTTAGAGTATTCTCAATATCACCTACATTTGCAGGTTCTGAGAAAGAAACTGTTGAGCAGATAAGATTTAGAGCGCCATATTACTATACCACACAAAATCGTGCTGTAACAAGAAACGACTATGAAACACTAATTCTCAAAGACTATCCAAATATTCAGTCTGTTACCGTGTGGGGTGGGCAAGACAATGATCCGCCAATCTATGGTAAAGTGTTTATCTCACTAAAAACCAAAGAGAATTACTTTCTGACAGAGCAGGAAAAAGAGCAAATAAAAGAAAGATTGATTGTTTCTCGCAATATTCTTACTGTCATACCTGAAATAATTGATCCAGATTTTACATACTTGCTTATTCGCGGTACTGTATTCTATGATCCAAATCTTACATCATTGACAGCGGAACAAATTAAACAGAATGTTCGTGCTGCTATTTCAGATTATCGTGATACTGATCTATTAACATTCGATTCAACTTTTAGAAAATCAAAGCTTCAGACAACCATTGAAAATTCAGAAAGGTCTATTACTGGTTCTAATTTGAAAATCTTCTTGCAGAAAAGACTGTCACTCGATACATCTATTACGAAAAACTACACTATCAATACAAACTTTCCTATCAAAAAAGGCGACTTCAATAACAGAATATCTACTTTTCCTGAAATCAATGTTCGCGATTCGAATAATGTTTTGAGACAAGTATTTTTTGAAGAAGTGCCAGAAGCATTTACAGGCATTGAGTCTATTGTAATTGTGAACCCAGGCATCAATTATACTTCTGCACCAACTGTCACAATAACTGGTGACGGTGCTGGTGCGACTGCTACAGTAAAGTTTGGAGGCGGTAGAATACAAGAAATCACAATAACCAATAAGGGTTCTAACTATACAAGAGCGACTGTTTCTATTACAGGCGGTGGCGGTTCACAAGCAACAGCAGTCGCGCGACTGGAAACAACCATTGGTTCTTTGAGAACATACTATTTCCGAACAAACGGTGAAAAAGTTATCGTAAACAATAATGCTGGAACAATTAACTATCAAACTGGTGAAATTGTTCTAAGATCCCTTGCTACAACAGGTACTGTAACAAACAGTTTCTATGATACAAATGAACTGGTATTTAACTTGCCTATCGATAGTGAAGTGATTACTCCCTTGCGTAATCGTATTTTAGAAATAGACGAGAACGATCCTTTATCTATTCAAATTGATGTAGATTCGGAAAAATAACAGTAATGTCATCTAACTCTAAAATATCAAATCTGATTTCTACTCAGGTACCGTTTTTTGTTAGGAACGATCATCAGAACTTTATCAGATTCATTGAAGCATACTATGAATATCTGGAACAGTCTAATACCATAACAGGTATTGGTAATACTGTTGATATGGCCAAGTCTTTACCCAACAATCTTGATATTGACCAATCAATAGATTTGTTTGCGGAAAAGTTTTATGATACATATCTAAAACTTATACCAAGAAACATCATTGCAGATAAAAATCTAATTCTCAAACACGCTAAAGAATTTTACGCATCAAGAGGAACCGAAAAATCAATTGAATTCCTTCTTCGAATTATGTTTGGTGAAGAAGATACTGAGTTTTACTATCCAAAACGCGACATTCTTCGTGCTTCTGACGGTAAATGGTTTATTGAAAAATCATTGAAAGTTACAGACATATCTGTTGATGGTGTAGCAAACAATGACATTGCAGCAGTCCAAGATTTTGCCAAGAGACAAATCAAGGGTAACACTTCTCTCGCTACA